CTCTTGCCGTAGCAGAAGGTGAGTCATCGCCTTCCAACTGGCGATTAGCAGAACCTGCTGTTATGGTATCCGTTTGCCACTCAAACTTTGTGTTATCAGCACTCATTTTAGCGCAGCCGGATAGAAAGGGCGTATCCATAGGAGCGATATTATAAATCACGTCAGATAAATCTTCTCTTATCGCAACTGACGAATAAGTCAGTGACGTATTTGTGGCAATAGCCATGATTTATCTCCTTTATTGAGATTTAAATAAATCTTCCAGTAACGAAGCTGCGTCATCGACGTGGCCTGTAGTCTGGAGACGTTTCATTTTCTCTTTACGTTTGCTTGCACTAGCTTCACCTTTCGCTCTCTTGGCCTTAGTCTTTACAACATTAGGCTTATTCTTGACCTTCTTAGCACGAACCTCATGCTGTTTACGAGTCATGTCTTCATAAGCCTTTGCTTGCATAAGAACAAGGATAGAGCGGTGATCCACCAACTGCGACAGTTCTTCCTGAGTATAACCTTTAGATAAGGCNAACTCTGAAANAGATTTTGCTATCGCTCTCTGTGTATTAGGATCATTCCATTCTGGTAATATACTTACCATTTTAGAATGTTCTTCCTGTAACATCTGTTGGTGTTGTACCTGCATCTCCTGCTGTTGCTGCTGTTGAGCCTGACCAGCTTGTGCCTTCAACTGCTCGATACCTTCCTGGGCCTGACGATAATCGTCACGCTTAGTTAGGTACTCTTCGCGGTTTTCAGTTTTAAGCCGTTCCCAGTCAATGTTAGCAAACTGCTGGAGGTGAGCATAGTTAGCATCAATAGATGTAGATAAAGCGTCAACGTATTGAGCACGCATTTGCTGAGTCTGAGCGATTTCTTGCTGCATCTGTCCGGCAGCAGCATCCATCTGCTTCTTGTATTCAGCTAGTTGCTGTGTTTTTTGAGTATAATCCTGTTGGCGAGAATAGCCTTTAATGAGTTCGTCTTCGGAGACTTCCACATCTTGTCCGTTTACCTTTACAGTATAGACCGTGGATTCCGTTTCGTCCTCATCTTCAACTTCTTCTTCCTCGGATTCTTCAGAGTCATCATCATCAGCAACTTCCGATTCTTCTTCTTCGACTTCTTCAGCTTCTTCGGTTGCTTCATCAGATACCTCTACGTCTTCAGTTTCTTCAGACGGTTGCTCCTCTTGGTCAGGTTGCTCTTTCGAGTCTAGTAATCCAAGGATTGCATCTTGAGCAGCAGCCATACTGCTGGGATCAAGATCGGGGGTTAGTGCTACTTCTTGGGGATTCGTTTGAGTGTCCGCCATGTCTTACTCCTATAGTTGATATTCCTCAAGTTTCTTCGCCATCTCTCCAGTTTCAATAATACTGGTTAGATGAAGGCGTATCCGTTCGAGGAGTCGTAGGGATAACCAGAGATTTTCCCTGGCTTCGGTATCGTGGATTCCTGTATGATCCCAGGCATCCATAATATCTTTTGAAAGCGTATCAAACGCTTCGTTAAATAGTTCGTCAGAAAGTAAATTTTTTGCTTTTGCTTCTCTTTGTTCTTTATCCAAGTGCTACACCTCTGCCTTGGTCGGCTTCCAGTTTTAACTCTGCAACTTTGAGTTGCGCGTCAACCTGTGCTTCGGCAGCTTTCTGTTGGATTTTCATTTGTTCGACTTGTATATGAGCAGCTTTATTTCTATTTCTTTCTGTTTCAGTTGTAGTTCTGCCTGCTCCATCTGTTCGCGTGGATCAGGCTCTGGTGGTACTGATTCTGGATCGGTGAGGAAATCATCAACATTCTGGAAACCCATATTCTTAACAAGGGCTGCTCCCATGTTGTACATGTTCTTCTCATTAACGATCTTTAACCCACCTCTCATGGCATCTCCGGCAAACGATAACATTGTCGTGAGGTGCATAAGTTGTTGATCTCTATTACCATTTCCTATACCTACGGAAACAGTACAGTCCATTTTATCACGCCACATATCGGGGCGGACAGGAACCCATTTGTTTCTCAGCATCACAACTCTCTGGTGATCCTGATTCTTCATAACGAGTTCGTAGATATTTCTCATTAAGTCTTTAACACCAGTCTCTGCAAAGCATCTCGCAATCAACTCTACTCTTGACTGCGCTGCTGTCATTGTTGCAGACACAGCGGTAGCTGTAGTGTGTGATGTTAAAGCATTCTCATTCAAGCCCTGACTGAACTTGTTCACACCACTCCTTGACTCTCTCAGTTTGTCAAGATAGTCGAGCATTGAGAAGGATGATTGCTCTAACTGTGGGGTTGCCAGAGGCATGATAGCATTGGGTGACTTAACTCTAACNACACCGCCTGGTCTTTGTGTAAGGAGATCATCCAGGTTAGCTTGACCTTCAAGGACTGCGTACCGACCAAAGTTCTGGTTGTACATGTTGTCCATGAGGTTACGCATCAGGACGCTCTTTATCTTTTGAATATCGAGAACAAGGTCAGCAATGGATAGACCAAAGAANNTATGCGGAATCTTTATAGGTGTGATGCTTATGAATGGGATGCTATCTATCTCTTCATTAGCTAGGACTTCCTGACCAACCGAACATACCTTACGGAGTTCTGCAATACCATCACCATCATAATCAATCTTCATAAATGATTCGTGCAGCCAGTAAGTTCTTAACGACTCATCCTCGGACATTATNTTACCGTCACCCCAGGGTAGTCCTCTGGAGTTATCGAAATCAAATCGTGCCAGATCACTCTGGAAAAGATAGTTATCTTCACCGCTGCCTAAATCTTTAGGATCAAGGTCTTTATCGGGATACATAAGCCTCAACTCAGATAAAGTCTTTAATACTCTATGACAAGTAAAGCGTGCATCCTCTATCGTCTTGGCTTCTCTGGAAATCAGGAATTCTTCTGGTGGTACATTCTCTACTTTAACCTTACCCACATAAGCCTTTCTCGTAATAACCACATCATGTTTCGCACCATAGTCATCGCTGTAAGCTGTATGCTCTAAAACCTCAACACCAGGGTTAAGCAGGAGTACATTAAACTCCTGTTCATCAAGACCGTTATACTCTTCCCTGTTCCAATCCTCGTACTCATCCCAGTAGCATTTGACAATACCATTCTTTTGAAGAAGAGCATCTGTGAACCAGGTGTACAGTATTTCCCAACCGGGATTATCCTTGGTAAAAATAAAATTTACATAATCCGTAGCCTGTTGAGCAGACTCCACATCCTCTGGACCTACAGGATTGAACGTAACCATCTCGTCACCACTGGCAAACACTCTCATCAGAGAAGGCTTGATCCATTCAATGGTATCCATGACTGAAGAGTCTACATACTGGCTTCTACCATCAACCTCGTTACCCAACGGCATACCATAGTAGTATTCCATCGCTGTTTCACGCTGCTTATCAATGGTATCGTTGTACCCAAGAGCGTCAGATATCTCATTATTGACTCTCTGGATTAGTTCTTCGTCTGATATTTTTTTAGATGATGCCATAATTTCTGTATTCTATGTCCTTTGTCCATGTCGGGTCTTTACCAGACACAGCAAATCTCTGTGATTGGAAGGCATATCGTGTCGCAGACATGAGATCATCACGGATTGCAACCACTTTTCCACCTTTTCTGTGGTACATCCTAAACTCCTCAAACCAGTCTGGGAGCGTAGAAAACACCTTAAATTTACCATTTTCCATGCTCTGAATCATAGCCATAAGCCCTTCTTCTATACTATTACCACCCTTATTCTCCCCTAAAGCGGGTGGGTTAGTGAAGTGATCCAGTCTTAGGTTACAACCCAGATTACGGTACTGGTCAGCAAGACCAGGATTGCCCATAGAGTCTCGTCTATTGCCATCATGGGGATAAGCAATGGGGATAAAGTGGGGCCGAGTCCGTATAGTCTGGGAATGAACCGATGGNGATGCCTTAGACATCCTGTAACAATCGTAGACATAGAATGTTTCCTCATCAAGGTCGACAGCACACCACACAACTGCCGTAGGATGGTCCCATCCGAAGTCTATTGCAGCTATTCTAGGCCAATGATCCTCTATATGTATAGGATCAATCATTAGTTTCTCTTCATTTACAGGGAATATAAGGCCAGAACCAATAGATGGTCTGCCATATCGTCTCATTTCCCTTTCGTGAGGACTATAACTGGACAGAATCTGCTGCATGACATCCTCATTAAGATGTCCTTTCTGTCCTTTTTGCGACATTACTGTCTCAGATGCGTCATCCCAGGTAGCATTTACCAANGCCTGACCTGGTTGTAGGTTGTTCATAAAGGATGCAACTGTCTCTGTCATNCCTGCTTCTGGTGTAAAGGTCATGTATACCATGCCTCTACGGTCCAGAGTGCGGGTAACAGCCTGTGAGTAGATGTCTCGGCTAGGTTCTTCGTCTAACCAGATNCAGTCTACNCTGCGTCCTTGCCATTTCTCTACACCCATCTCATAGGCTTTNAANAATAAAGAGGAGTTCCCACCGCTGACATGCTTTATAAGAGCAACAGATTTAGCATTAGGTACACCGGGTTTACGTTCTGTCTTTATTATATAATTTTTTGGAACAGTACCCGATCCGAATGCCTCTGGATCATCAGGAGAACCCAATAACTCATATTGTACAATGTCTCTTGTGGTTTCGTTGGAGACTCCACCTGCCCATGCTACGATNGGTTGGTGNTATACCCGTCCTTTCCACCACTCTGGGTACAACCCNGTNAAGTGATAAGAAAGTTCCATACTACCGCAGTAGGATTTTCCTATACGGTTAGCAGCCATTAACAGTCGCTGATTGGATTCTGCGCCTGTCTTGTGAAACTTCAGTTGGTAAGGGTAGGGATCATAGGAATTAATCCTGTTGAACCGCTCCCGTTGCCTTAACTCCCGTAGGAGTTCTACTGCNCTAGTGCTTGAGGAGGGCATCTAGTTCCCTTTCTATTTCCTCTTTCGACATTGACTCTATGGTTGTTGTTTCGATTCTTTCGATCGGTTTAAGTCCAGCCCTGTCAAGGAGATCTTTGACAGCACCGAGCCTAACCGATTCCGACTCAGCTGATTCAGCCAGTTCACTAAGCCATCTAAGACCTGCTGGAACTTTGTCTGCAAGTAGTTTCTGAGTTGCGTCATGTATTTCATTTTTAAACTGCGCCTTTAGTTGTGAGCCTTTAACCTTGGCTGTCTTTTCAGAATAACCCGCATGGATAGCTGACTGCGTGGCATTGCCAGTCAGTACATAATGTTCAATGAATTTATCTTGTAGTACGGTCATTATCCAACACCGTAACCTGAAGTATCTGTATAACCAGTTTCATCCATACCTACCTCACCCCTAGTGTTCCTCACCCCACCAGAAGAACCAAAGGTATCTATGTTCGCTGCTGCAAGAACATCTAACTGCGCTCCCGTTAAGCCACCAATGCCAGCATCCATGTAGTCCTTGCTCCTCATTATTCTATTAGCCCGTCTTACCATGTCCTGCTGTGCTTGCTGTTGCTGTCTGGCTGATGCTTCCTGTGCCAGTCGTGCATTTATAGCATCCTGTCTCTGACGGTCAATCTCGGCAGCAGATGGTCCTGAAGGTTGAGGTGCTGGTGGAGTTACAGTTGGTACTGGGGCTGGTGCAGGAGTAACTGCTGCTGGCATAGCCTGTTGTCTCGGTGCCATCGGTGCAGATACTGGTGCAGATACTGGGGCTGCTGGTAGTTGTACAGTCTCTTGAGTAGAAGCAAACTGTGGATAACTTGACATATCCTCTTCTATACGCGCTGCTGTATAGTCATCTATCATAGCTTGTGCTGAGATATCTGGGCTTGCTAAGGCTGCACTATAGTCTACATTCTGCATAGCTGGGTGAGTCACCGTAGAATAACCAGCACCTACAGATGGTACCGTTGGATTTATTGTTGTTTGTAGATCAAAAGGACTAAAATACTCCTCATCTATCACAGCCTTTGTCGGTACACCACCAGTATATTGAACATCCAAATTACTCGGCCTTACGTTATTTATATTCTCTATCCAATCCTGTGCCGACATAATATCCATCTGCTCTAAAGACGGACCAAAGGTAGTGCCCTTCAAGTGTCCTTTTTGCTCACCTAAAGGGCTATCGAAAAAATCTCTGGCTGCTAAAGCATTTATCAAACCTGTGTTAGCTATAGTTTTATCTTGACCAAACGCAGCACTAAGAACATTAGGAATTTGGACAGCTGCCGTAAAATCCTCAACAGTAGGTGCAGCAGCGTACGTATCATAGTAGCTAACTGGTTGAATCTGTCCAAATGGTGCAGCCTTGAGTGCTTCTATACTTCCCAGATCAAAATCTCCAGAGGAGAAGTCGGGTGCTATTGTTGGGAATCTATCATCCCAAGACCTAGCATCATACCCTGTAGGAACCGCACCGTAACTCTTGCCCAGACTTATTGGGTCAGG